AAAGAAATGCCATTGGAATTTATGAAGTTATTCAAAACAACACTAAGAAAAAAGACGAAGAGTATTATAATAATACCAATCAAACTTTTACTTATGACGCAGATGCGGGAACGGTAACCGCAACTTATGGTGACGCAACGGCTAAAGCTCATGCGGACACTACTTGGACACAAGATGAAATAGATGACGGAAAAGCTCCAGCTGGTGCTGATACTGATACTATTGCTATTAGAGGATTAAAATATAATAGAATACAAACTATTAAATCTCAAGCTGCAAGTATATTACAAGACACAGATTGGTACATCGTTAGAAAAGCAGATGCAAATACGGCGGTGCCTTCAGCTATTACAACATTTAGAGCAGCAGTAAGATCAAAAGCTGCAGCAATGGAAACTTTAATTACCAATGCATCAAATACTCCAGCGATAGAAACTTTATATACTTATGTTAATACGGCAGATGAAGGGGATCCTGTTGTACTGGAAAGACCATTAGGAGAGTTCCCAGAATTAGGATCTTAACATGGCTTTTCTTATAGGTGGAGCAAATTCAGCAGCAGATACAGGGTTTAGTGTAGCCAACTCATGTAGGTTTAATGATGGAAGTAGTGATGATTTAACAAGAACACAAGATTCAACAAATCCTACAAATGGATATAAATATAGTTTTTCTACTTGGATTAAAAGAGGTGCTTTAGGTGCTGTAATGACTTTGCTAGGTAATTACAAAGCTGACAATGAAGTTGGATATATTCATTTCAATGCAAATGATTTTTTAGAAGTTTATGACTTTCAAGGTTCTGGTCCAGATTTAAACTATACAACAGATATGAAATTTAAAGATATATCCTCTTGGTACAATATTGTTGTTAGTGTAGATGGTACTAGAAGTGCAAATGCAAGATGTAAAATTTATGTCAATGGCTCACAGGTAACTTGTAGTTCAACAGTAGATACAGGTGGTTTACTTGGCATACAATATGCTGACGCAACAAATGGTTTGAGAATAGGTTCAAGAGGTAGTTCTGGTGGAACAATAGGTTATCTTGATGGTTATATGGCAGAAACTATTTATATTGATGGAGAAGGATTAGCACCAACAGACTTTGGAGAATTCAATTCTGATTCACCTACAATTTGGCAACCGATAGATGTATCAGGATTAACATTTGGAAATAATGGTTTCTATTTAGATTATGAAGATAGTTCAGCTTTAGGTGCAGACGTATCTGGTAACTCTAATAACCTTACAGTTAATAATCTAGCCGCAACAGATCAAACTACAGATACACCGACTAATAATTTTGCAACATTAAATCCTTTAGTACCAAATGCAACTACATTTTCAGAAGGTAATACTAAATTTACAAATAGTAGTGGTGCAAACTGGAGAGTAGCTTTAAGTACAATAGCGGCAAGTGCTGGAAAATGGTATTGTGAAGTAAAAATAACAGAAATTGGTGGTGGATCACAAATTGGTGTAGCTGATATGAATAATTTACCAGCTAGTTTAGCAACAGATATAGGTTCTGCTAGTTGGAGTTGGTCTTATAACTCATCTGATGGAAATAAAAGACATTCGGCAGGAAATGGTGGCTCATCTTTTGGTGATTCTTTTACAACAGATGATGTTATGGGTATTGCTATGGATATAGATAACTATAAATTATATTTTGCTAAAAATGGTACATGGCAAGATAGTGGAGATCCAACATCTGGAGCAACTGGTACAGGAAGTGCATTTGATTTAGATGCTGGTGGTGCTTATGCTTTTGGTTTTACATCAAATGATGCAGGAACTGATCCAGTTTTAGATATTAATTATGGCAATCCATCTTATGCTAATTCTTCAGATGCCGCAGATGCAAATGGATATGGTGCTTTTGAATATGCTCCACCATCAGGATACCTTGCGTTATGCACAAAAAATTTAGGAAGTGATGGAGGTTAAATGGCAGTTTATACAACAATAGACGATCCTTCAGCATATTTTAAAGTTCAGCTTTACACAGGTAATGCAACGAATGATACCGCAATAGTTTTCAATGATACCGATACAGATATGCAACCTGATATGGTTTGGATTAAATGCAGAGATGCAGCTGAAAACCATTCTTTATCAGATGTAATACAAGGAGATGCTACAGGTAGAGATGGACTTGCTGTTTTACATCCTAATACTACTCAAGCTGAAGATAATGGTGCTGGAAATTTATATGTGGAATCATTAGATAGTGATGGTTTTACTATTGGAGCAAACGATCAAGTTAATGTTAATACTAAACTTCATACCAGCTGGAGCTGGAAAGCTGGAACAACATCAGGTTTATCAGGTGGAACAATAACACCTTCTGCTTATTCAATTAATACTACATCAGGTTTTGGAATGTATGGTTATGCAGGAAATTCAACAGCTGGTGCAACGATTACTCATGGTTTGGGTGCAAAACCTGGCTGGATAAGTTGTAAACGATTAAATGATACTGGCGGATGGACAACATATAATTCAGGTGCAGGTGCAACAAAATTTGCTTATTTAGATTTAACTGATATTTTTGATTCAGGTAGTACAGAGTGGAATGATACTGAACCTACAACAAGCGTGTTTTCTTTAGGTACACATGGAACTGTAAATAATAGTGCTGGTACTTATATCGCTTATGTTTGGGCAGATGTTCAAGGCTTTTCGAAATTTGGATCCTACGAAGGAAATGGAAATGCAGATGGCTCCTTTATTTACACAGGATTTAAACCAGCTTGGGTTATGTGTAAATCGATAGATAGCACAAGTTCTTGGCATATATTTGATAATAAAAGAGAAGGTTTTAATCCTGATAATGATACCCTTGTAGCAGAAGCAACTACTGTAGAACCTACAACTGATATGATTGATTTATTATCCAATGGTTTTAAATTCAGAATTGCAACTGATCCAAATGTTGCTGAAACATATGCGTACATGGCGTTCGCAGAATCACCATTCGTAAATTCAAACGGAGTACCAAACAACGCAAGATAATTATGCTACAAAAAATTAACATACAACCAGGATTTAATAAACAAGTAACCGCAACGGGTGGCGAGGGCCAATGGATTAGTGGTGACTATGTTCGTTTTAGATATGCCACACCTGAAAAGGTGGGAGGTTGGGCTCAATTAGGAGACAGCACTCTTACAGGAAGAAACACAGCACTACATCATTTCGTCAATGCCAGTGGTATTAAATACGCTGCATTAGGTACAAATAGATTTTTATATATATATTCTGGAGGAGCGTTCTATGACATTACTCCGATTAAAGCTACAACAACATTAACCAGCGCTTTTACAACAACGAATGGCGATGCAACAGTTACAATCACTTTTGCATCTGATCATAATATTACAAAATATGATATTGTCCGTTTGGATAATTTTTCTACTATCACTGATTCTAATTTTGACTCTGATGATTTTGACGATACTAATTTTATGGTAGCAACTGTTCCAAGTTCAACGACTATTACAATTGAAATGGGATCAGTCGAATCTGGATCAGGAGCATCCACATCAGGTGGAATAAGAGTTCAACATTTTTATTCAATAGGACCTGCGGTTGAAGAATCAGCTGCTGGTTGGGGACTAGGTCTTTGGGGTGGTACTGTTGCTGGAGAAGTTTTTAACACATTAAATGGTGCATTAACTTCAGGTTCATCTAGTATAGTTTTAGCAAGTTCATCATCCATGCCTTCATCAGGAACAGTTTTAATAGATAGTGAAAGAATTGCTTATACAACGAATACTACTGGTACTAATACTTTATCAGGATTAACAAGAGGAGCAGATAATACAACAGCTGCATCACACTCGGATGGAGCAACGGTTACTGATGCATCGGACTACACTAAATGGGGTGCATCGCAAACTGGAGATATTATAACGGCCCCTGGTCTATGGTCCTTGGACAATTTTGGAAATAAATTGATTGCAACTATATTTGATGGTGCAACTTTTGAATGGAATTCAGATGCTGATAGTGCAACATCTACAAGAGCAACAATTGTTGCCAATGCACCAACAGCAGCAGTACAGACTTTGGTATCTACACCCGATAGACACTTAGTATTTTTTGGAACAGAAACAACAATTGGAACAACATCAACTCAAGATGATATGTATATACGTTGGTCGGATCAAGAATCAATTAATGCATCAACTTCGTATACACCTTCAGCAACCAATACCGCTGGTACACAAAGACTGGCCGACGGAACACGGATCGTTGCAGCGATTAGAGGTCGGGATGCAATTTATGTTTGGACCGATACATCTTTATTCATTATGAGATTTGTTGGTGCACCTTTCGTATTTTCATTTCAGCAAGTTGGAACGAACTGCGGATTGATTGGAAAGAATGCAGCTGTCGAAGTGGATGGTTCTGCTTACTGGATGTCGGAAAATGGTTTCTTTAGATACACTGGTAAACTAGATTCACTAGCATGTCTGGTTGAAGATTATGTTTACGATGATATGAATACAGTTCCTAAACAACATATTTATGCAGGATTAAATAACTTATTTGGTGAAGTAACTTGGTTCTATCCAGGTAGTGGTGCTGCATCTAACAATAGATCAGTCACTTATAATTATATGGACTCAACACCGGAGAGACCTGTATGGACTACGAGTACGCTAGCAAGATCTGCATGGTCGGACTCACATATATTTGGAAAACCACATGCAACAGAATATGATTCAAGTGCAACTAGTGACACTACAGTTGGTAATACGGATGGTGTTACAGTTTACTATGAACACGAAACAGGACAGGATCAAATTAAAGCAGGAGCAAGAACGGGTATTTCAGCAAGTATAGAATCAGGTGACTTTGATATATCAGCAACACAGGGTGGTGGAGCAGATCTTAGAGGAGACGGAGAACACATGATGAAAATTAGAAGAGTGCTTCCAGACTTTTTACAACAAACAGGTGATGCAAGAGTGACATTAAACTTAAAAAATTATCCAACGGACTCGCAGGCAAGTTCATCCTTAGGTCCTTTTACTACAACTACAAGCACAACTAAAATAGACACACGTGCAAGAGCACGAGCTATATCTTTAAAGGTTGACAATACCAGTACTAAACAACACTGGAAGCTTGGAACTTTTAGATTAGATATACAAGCGGATGGGAGAAGGTAATGGCTAGAATAGTACAATCATTAACACAACCTTTAGAAAAATACGATCAACAGATACAACAATCATTTGTAAGAGACGTTGATAGTATAGTACAAAAATTAAACACATCCTTTCAACAGGATATAAAAGAAGAGGCGGAAGCGGAAAGCTTCTTTATGGCATAATGGCTAATACATTTGTGAACAAAAAAGTAGATTTAACGAGTACGTCGGCTACGACACTGTACACTGTACCCACAGCAACAACCGCTGTGATTAAATCCATCCTCGTGTCCGAAGATTCAGGAAACGCGGATACAATAACAGTTACAATAACTGATACAGATAGCGCTGTTTTCAGCCTATTTAACGTTAAAGCAATCTCGGCCAGTGGGACATCAGAATTATTATCTGCACCACTAGTCGTCGCAGAGAGTGAAATTATAAAAGTAACCGCAGCAACGGCAAATAGATTACATGTCGTATTGTCTGCGCTCGAAATTAAACCTAGAGTTGTTACAACATAGGCTTGATTTATGCGTACAAACAAAGTAATATTATAAACCCGGGTGAAATTCCTGCTCTTAACAAACTAACAAAAAATTATGGCTATAGATAGAACAGGAATATCATCACTAGACACGGGAGCATCGGACATTACCTATTCAGGTAATGAAGGTCCTAAATCTCCAGATCAACAATTAATGGCTTCTGCTGATCCTATGTTAGTAGAAGAATATGATAAATACGTTTTTGAATTAAAAGAAATTCGTCCAGAAGCTACACCAATGTCATTTAGAGAATTCGTTCAACAAGTTATGTCAGGTATGGCTGATGGCGGAAGAGCGGGATATATTCATGGAGGTATAACACACCTTGATGGAAGAAGAGGATTTTTTGCAGGAGCTGAAGTAACAAAAACAGCGCCAGGAACTTACACAGCAGCCGAAGGCGGAATCGCGAGACTGGGATATCGTGGAGGACAACTCGTTCAACCCGGACCAGGAAGACCTGGGTATCAAGGACGACCAGGAGGACATCATCCTGGAGTTGGGGATGGACCTAGTTTTGATAATGTGGGCGGTGGAGATGCTAGAGAAGCAGCAATAAGAGCAGCAGCAACGAGTTATACATCAGCACCACCTAAAGGACATCCAGAATCAATTGCAAAACAATACGAAGAAACAGTTGAACAATTAGGAGATCCCGAAGGTGTAAAAAAAGCACTAGAAGAATTTGAAACATTACCAACAACTGTATCAAAACAAGGCATACTTGAAAAAATACAACAACAGGCAAAACTAAGTCAAATAAAATCAAATAAACTCTTAGCTGCACAAAAGCTAGGATGGCTCCGTAGTAATAAATTAATGAGTGTTACGGGAGGATTGTTTAATGCACTGCAAC